ATCAAGAGACAATCTCTCAACCCAAGGTATAATATCCTCATGCGTGGCGATCCTATGGTCAACATCTATAGCACTGCCAACTAAGGCATATCTCAACAATATGTTATTAATAATTGTATTGAAGAAAGTAGTAAAGAAGCTACCAGAGGGCATAGACCCACTGGCGCTCCATATGATACCATCCTCCAAATACTGGGGATTTAAGAGCTCTTGTATAAATAAGGCTCGCACGATTTGATCTTCTTCAGGACATCCACTATAGTAAGATTCTACTACAGTTAAAGCCGCCTTTATGAAGTTCTGCCGCTGAGTCTTGTCATATTTACCATAATCGGCATCTATTACTTTATCTTCAAGCTCCGTGAGTTTACGCATTATTCTGGCCCATTCAAGGCCGTAAGGATTAACCCCTATCGCGCTCCCATTAGATACTTTATTCACCATAAACCACCTAACGAAGTCACCAAAATACATGCGACAAACCACTAGAAATGCTAAATCAGTAGCAGCTATCATACGAGTATCACCATTATTGGATTTGGTTAGCTTTCGCCTCTCATCCTTAAGAAAAGTCATAAAAATGTGACTGCACCTTTTGGAAGCCTTAGCCTGGTCCAGTATAAAGTTAACTCTTTCCTTCAACACATCACAACCAGGACCAAAATCAAATTCTGGGCCACTTCCAAAGAAATCCTGCTTACCAGGTTTCTTAGTTGTGAGGCAGAAGGGATAGCCAGCACTAGTTCCTCTAGGTATGGATTCACAAAAATCCTGCCCATCTATGCCCTTACAGGCCTCCTCAAAAGTCCATAATCTAGGCTCCCAAGGCTGAGGGATAATTGCTCCAGCGTGGATGTGATTGATATACTCATCAGTCACACTCTTAAGAAGGGGTTCTGAATAAACAGAGACAGATCCACCATAATCCTCAATAGCTTTCTTGTGGGGTTTTATAACTTCACCATCTTTCACAAAGTCACGTAAAGCAGCAGGTTTAGTAATCGCTTTACCCCATTTGCCGAAGACTTTACTCGGAATAATCCGAGACTTACTAGCCAAATGAGGTCTAGTGACTCTAGACACTGCAATTTTATTATCACTCTTTACGTCAGGTAAAGGTTCTGGGTCATCAAGACCAATAGTGTCACTAACAAACATCTGAGGCTCAACAACTTCTGGAACAATAGCATCATCGTCCTCAATAAGAGGCGATCTGGTATTCTGCTTGAAGCGAGGTAAAACCTGTTCTATGTCATCAGCGTCTATGAAATAGCTGATACCATAGCCTGAAGGACTGCCAGCAGTATGTATGCCTAATATGATGGGGGTACAGCTGCTTGGGTTGTTGTAATAACAAACAGCGCCACAATCACCATCATAGGTACGCAAAGCATATTCAATACAAGTGTCAACTGAATAATTCTTATAGTTAACATTAGATAGACCAGCCTTCGACACCATCTGTAAGGTGGTGTGTTCGCGCTGGACCCTCAGTGTAATATTAAAATTATGCCTAAATATAGGGTTATCAAGACTAACAAAGTATTTCCTAAGATCTTTATGTGAGTGTAAATATTGGAAACGAACAAAGGCAATGTCTTCAACAGTACCTGTTTCATCATCACGTTTGTTGCCAATGACTTCAAGTTGTTCGGGCTTAAACTCATAGTAATTGGTAGTGCCAGGCTTAGTAAGTCTTATTGAAGCCCCCGGATTAGCGGGATCGTCATAAAAACCTTCTTTCCTGAGCTTAAACATCTTGTCTATATAATGCATGGGCATAACAGCCACATTATCAACAATAAATAATATGCTACCACAACTAGAACGAGTCTGATCTAACTTAAAATCATAAACATTATGAGCAGTCACCTTGGCCATAAAATCACAAGTAGAAGCACTGGCGGCAGGTATATCGCTAGACTGATCATAATAACGCCAATTGGCGTTCCTAATGGAACGATTACTGGATCTATTATTAGATTTCCTGGCGACAATACCAGCATCCTTAGATTGAGGCAACAATGCAACTACAAATGCTCGTACCTTAACAACGATAGGAACCATTATTAGGGCAGCCGCAGCAATCTTAGTGAGGGTCGGATGATTGCGTATTGAGTTGCCAACACATCTAGCAGCACCCTTGACTCCGCCAAGCAAACTCCTGAACCCATTAGAGTCAGAGATAATCTCTTTTCTAACAGCCTCATCTATGTCAAATCTATTCACTTTAACCCACTCAAGTAGGTTACGGTCAGGGGTGAAGGTGGCTGCTATTTTGCGAGCAACCTCAATAGAAACATAGCAAGTCTTACTTATAGCCATGGCCAAAAGCTCACGATTAATAGGCAACAGATGCTCATCTGAAATGTCTGTTTTATGAATATCGGTCATCAAAATGTCATCAAATGACCCATCTCCCAACTGTGGACCAACAATCTTTTTCTGTATATTATTTGGAAAAAGGTAGCGGACACTCATGGCCGCCATAGTAGCGGTGGCCATTATCAGAGTGCTAGCCAGGAAAAAGGGATC